TCCGCCGCCTCTGACTTTGCGGGCATCGGCGCCTCCCCCGCCGCTACGCCTAACTATGGGGCTGCGATGCCCGCCACCCCCGGCGCTTATGGTGTGGCCCCTGCCGCTCCTGCTGCCCCCGCTACTGCCGCCCCCTGGGCCACCAACAACGGCATCAACCCCATCACCGGCCAGCCCATGTGATAGGAGGCCACCATGCACCATCTCAGCATTGACCTTGAGACATATTCCAGCGTGCCGATTGCAAAGGCCGGTGCCCAGAAATACATCTCAAGCCCTGACTTTGAAATCCTGCTTTTTGCATACAGCGTGGATGGTGCCCCTGTTGAGATCATCGACCTGGCACGGGGGGAACATCTCCCCCCGTGGCTGGTCCAGGCCATCACCAGCCCGGAATACATCAAGCACGCATACAACGCCCCCTTTGAGTGGGGCTGCCTGTCAAAGTTTATCGGCTACCTGCCGCCGGACCAGTGGCGGTGCACCATGTTCCACGGCCTCTATTGTGGCTATACGGCGGGCCTAGAGGCCACAGGGCGGGCCCTGGGGCTGCCGGAGGACAAGCGCAAGCTGAACACCGGCAAAGCCCTCATCCGCTATTTCTGCGTCCCCTGCGCCCCCTCCAAGGCCAACGGTGGCCGCACCCGCAACTACCCCCACCACGACACGGCCAAGTGGGAGCTGTTCAAAGAATACTGCCGCCAGGATGTGGTCACGGAGATGGAGATTGAGCGGCGGCTGTCCGCTTTCCCGGTGCCTGACTTCGTGCAGAAACAGTGGGAAACAGACCTCACCATCAATGCCCGTGGCGTGGCCGTGGACATGGACTTTGTTTCTGGTGCCCTCTACCTGGGGGACACCGTGAGAAAGAACCTCATGCAGGAGGCCACAGAGCTCTCCAAGCTGGACAACCCCAACAGCGTGGGCCAGCTCACAAAATGGCTGGAGACAGAAATGGGGGAAGAACTCACGGACCTCCGCAAGGACACCGTGGCCCGGCTGCTCAAGCAGGACAACAACAGCCCCACCGTCCGGCGGATGCTGGAGATCAGGCAGGAGCTGGGTAAGACCTCCACAAAGAAATATGATGCCATTGAGGCAGCCGTGTGCCCGGATGGCCGGGTCCGTGGGCTGCTCCAATTTTACGGGGCCAACCGCACCGGGCGCTGGGCCGGGCGGCTGGTACAGGTCCAGAACCTGCCCCGCACCTACACGGAGCCCCTGCCCCTGGCCCGTGATTTGGTCCGGGAGCGCAAGCTGGATGCCCTCCGGGCGGTCTATGGCTCCGTGCCTGACACCCTCAGCCAGCTCATCCGCACCGCTTTCATTGCCCCGGAGGGTCATGTGCTAATAGACGCTGACTTTTCCGCTATTGAGGCCCGTGTCATCTCCTGGCTGGCCGGTGAACAGTGGCGGCTTGAGGTGTTCAGGACCCACGGCAAGATTTATGAGGCCTCTGCCTCTCAAATGTTCGGGGTGCCCATCGAACTCATCAAAAAGGGCAACCCGGAGTATTCCCTCCGGCAAAAGGGCAAGGTGGCAGAGCTGGCCCTGGGCTACCAGGGCAGCACCGGGGCCCTCATCAACATGGGCGCTTTGGATATGGGCATCCCGGAGGAGGACCTGCCGGACATCGTGCAGCGCTGGCGGGAGGCCAACAAGCGCATCCGTGACCTGTGGTATTCAATGGACAGCGCCGCCGTGCAGGTCATCTCCCAGGGCGGCAGCGTGGGCATCAATGGCCTCATGCTGGCCCGTGAGTACGACTACAACCAGGGCACCGACTGCTTTACTATCACCCTCCCCTCTGGCCGCAAGCTCTACTATGTCAACCCCAGCATCGGAGAGAACCAGTGGGGCAACCCCTCCATCGCCTACATGGGCATGGACCAGAAAACCAAGCGCTGGAAACAGATTGAAACCTATGGCGGCAAGCTGGTGGAGAACTGCGTCCAGGCCATTGCCCGTGATGCCCTGGCCGGTGCCATTGAGCGCCTGGAGGCCGCCGGGCTGCCGGTGGTGTTCCATGTGCATGATGAGGTCATCATTGATGTGGCCCCCTTTGCCGATGAGGACACCATGCTCCAGACGGTGGTGGACATCATGCGGGAGCCCATCCCCTGGGCCCCGGACCTGCCCCTCAATGCGGATGGCTGGGTGGGGACATTCTTTAGAAAGGACTAATACAACATGAAAATCATATCTCCCAGTTTTGAATTTCTCACCCAGGTGGACGGCTCTGCCATCATCCAGCACATTGAGCGCTGTGGCCGGGTGTGCTACAAGTCAGAGGACAAGATCACCGGCACCTCTGCCGCCACCTTTGTGGGCAACATCATCAAGCGTGGCCATGAGGCCGTGCTGGAGCATGACAGCATCACGGTCAAGTTTATTGTGGACCGGGGTGTGTCCCATGAGATCGTCCGGCACCGGCTGGCCTCCTACTGCCAGGAGAGCACCCGCTACTGCAACTATGTCAAGGATAGCTTTGGCAGTCAGATCACCGTCATCAAGCCCTGCTACCTGTCTGAGAGCTCCGCTGCTTATGCGACCTGGCACAAGGCCTGTGAAACCGCAGAGGATGCCTATTTCTCCCTGCTGGACTGGGGCTGCACCCCACAGGAGGCCCGTGCCGTCCTGCCCAACAGCCTCAAGACTGAGGTGGTGATGACGGCCAACCTCAGAGAGTGGCGGCACTTCTTCAAGCTGCGGACCGCACCGGCAGCGCATCCGCAAATGCGTGAGGTGGCCATCCCGCTGCTCCGGCAGATGCAGGAAAAGGTGCCCTACATCTTTGCAGACCTGGAGGCCTGACCATGAGCAAATCCACCCGCTGCCTCCTGGACCCGGCCCGTGAGGACTTCGGCACCATTTTGAACTGTGCTGTTCGCTATGCCCTGGGCAGACGGACATATATGCCCGGAACAGTGATGGACTTTATCACGCCTCTGCTGCCAGAGATTGACAATAAGACACTCTATGTGCTGGACCAGGACATCACCGATGCCCGATATACCGGCGGTTATGGGGACCCCCGCATTGATGAGCCTGAATGGATGAAATTTCTGGCGGCTGTCCAAGCGGAGGAAAAGCGCCGGGGCATCGAACTTTATAAAGACTGGAGGCCTGAATATGGATGCAAAACAAAATAGCTCCGATGGTGCTGTAAATCACCCGGCACACTACACACACGGCCAGATTGAGTGCATTGATGCAATGGCTGCCGCTGTGCAGGACATGAGCGGAATGGATGCAATTTGCACATCAAATGCCATTAAATATCTCTGGCGATGGAAGTTTAAGAACGGAATAGAGGACCTAAAAAAGGCCCAGTGGTATATTAACCGGCTCATTGAGGAGGTTGAAAACCGTGACTGAATACGAAACCTTTATAGGCCGGAAGTCCACGGCGGCCATCCACACTGACAGCATCCAGGTGACCACTGACCAGCTCAACCCTGCCCTATATGACTTCCAAAAGGACATCGTAAGATGGGCCCTGGCAAAGGGCCGGGCCGCTATCTTTGCAGACTGCGGCCTGGGAAAGACCGCCATGCAGCTTGAGTGGGGCACCTGGGTATGCTCCCAATGCGGCGGCTCTGTCCTCATACTGGCCCCGCTTGCCGTATCCACTCAAACTGTGGCGGAGGGGCTCAAGTTTGGCATCTCCGTCAACCTGTGCGAGAGCGGTGCAGATGTGAAACCCGGCATCAACATCACCAACTATGAAAAGCTGGATAAATTCAAAGGGTGTGAGTTTTCCGGCGTGGTGCTGGATGAAAGCAGCATCCTGAAATCTTTTACCGGCAAGGTCCGCAACCAGATTGTAGACTTTTTCTGCAACACTCCTTTTAGACTGGCGTGCACAGCTACCCCGGCCCCTAATGACTACATGGAGCTGGGCAACCATGCGGAGTTTTTAGGCATCATGTCCTATACGGAGATGCTGGCCATGTTCTTTGTACATGACGGCGGGCAGACCTCTAAATGGCGGCTGAAAGGCCACGCCCAAGATGTATTTTGGAAATGGATGGGCTCCTGGGCTGTTGTGCTGGACAGCCCCGCCACCCTGGGCTACGCTGCGGAGGGCTACGACCTGCCGGAGCTCAGGGTGCACGAAATCATAGCAGACGGCGGTGAGGCCATGACCACGCCGCTATCCTTAACGGAGCGCCGAAAAGCCAGAAAAGACAGCCTCCAGCAGCGGTGTGCCGTAGCTGCGGACCTGGTGAACAGCTCAGACGAGCAATGGCTTGTGTGGTGTGATCTCAACGCTGAAAGCGAGGAGCTGACCAAGGCCATCAATGGTGCTGTTGAGGTAAAGGGAAGTGACAAGGCCAGCCACAGAAGTGATGCCATGATGGGATTTTCAATGGGGCTGCATCACTGTCTGGTGACAAAGCCGTCCATTGCTGGCTTCGGAATGAACTGGCAGCAGTGCCACAACATGATATTTACCGGGCTGTCTGACAGCTACGAACAGTATTATCAAGCTGTGCGCCGGTGCTGGCGCTTTGGACAGACCCAGCCCGTTGATGTCTACATCGTGATCTCCAGCAAAGAGGGCTGTGTGAAAGACAATATTGAGCGCAAGCAGCAGGACTGTGAGCAGATGCACACTGCTATGGTGGCCCAAACAAAGGAGATCACGAAAAAAGAATTAAGGAGCACCTGCCGCCTGGCTACCCCGTATAAGCCGGAGGCCGAAATGCTCCTGCCTACATGGGAGGGCTTTTCTGCATGAATGTACTTAACCAGTGTTTGAGCGATAGATTTACGCTCTACCAAGGGGACTGCGTGGATGTGCTCCAGGGCATCCCGGAGAACTCTGTGCACTACTCTATTTTTTCGCCGCCTTTTGCAAGCCTCTACACCTACTCCGACAGTGACCGGGACATGGGAAACTGCAAGGATGACGCTGAATTTCAACAGCATTTTTCCTATCTCATCAATGAGCTCCAGAGGGTCATCATGTCCGGCAGACTGGTATCTGTTCACTGTATGAACTTACCAGCCATGAAAAGCCGGGACGGTTTTATCGGCGTGAAAGACTTTCGTGGGGACCTCATCAGAATGTTTGTATCTGGGGGCTTTATTTTCCACAGTGAGGTGTGCGTCTGGAAAAACCCAGTCACTGAAATGCAACGCACCAAGGCCCTGGGACTGCTCCATAAACAAATCCGCAAGGACAGCTCCATGAGCCGTCAAGGACTGCCCGATTATGTCATAACTTTCAGAAAGCCGGGTGAAAACCAGGAGCCCATAGCGCACACGCCGGAGCAGTTTCCAGTAGATGTGTGGCAGCGGTATGCGTCCCCCGTGTGGATGGACATTAGGCAGTCCAACACCCTCCAGCGGAAATCTGCACGGGACGAAAAGGACGAAAAACACATCTGCCCGCTCCAGCTTGACCTCATTGAGCGGTGCATTAACCTATGGACTGCACCCAATGACATTGTGCTGGACCCGTTCTGTGGCATCGGCTCTGTCCCGTATCAAGCGGTGCTCATGGGGCGGCGTGGCCTGGGCATTGAGCTCAAAGATACCTACTTTGACCAAGCTGCAAAAAATATGCAGACCGCTGAGGAAAGCGCCCAGAACAAGGCGGACGCTGACCAAGTGAGGTGCCGGTGCCCCCACTGTGGTATCAAGGTCCCAAGTACCATCTGCCCCATCTGCGGAGCTGAAATCTAACCACGAAAAGAGGCACCTGCCATGATAGATCGACACCATGCACCGCCAAACCGGCTGCGGGTGTGCATATTCATGATGGCCCTGCTCAGAGTTTTTCCTGGCCCCATCAAGTGTGACCTGCAAATGTCCGCCATGTTTGACGGGGAAAACAACTCTATGGGCTTTCAAAAAGGCCGGTACTATTCTCTGATCTTCGACTATGACCCGGCAACAGAGTGGATTGTGGTGAGAGCGCCGGAGGGCATCTACTGCCCCTATCCCAGCATTGAGAGCCTGTTTCATAACTGGCTGCCGGTGGCATCCGTTTTGAAATTCCATTACTGACATCCTGCTTTGAGGGGAGAGGAAACGCCATGAGAAAAAAGCGCAAGAACTACCAAAACCGGGAAAAGCCCCGGATGTGTGACCCCGGAATGTGTGACCATTGCCAGTACATAGGTGAGGGTGACTTCATCTGTGACGATGGCCCCGGTGAGCCCGTGATTGTGGTGGAGGACTGGCAGCCCAATGAGAACGCCGGGCGCTGCCGTGTCCCCCGCCGCAAGAAGTGAACCGGGCAGAGCGGCGCAGGGCCGCCAAGGCGGGCCACCCTGTAAAATCTGAGCCCACCATCAACATTAAGCTCTCCGACCTGGGCAAGATGACCCCCACCCAGCAAACTGCCATGATGCACGAAATAAACCAGCAGTGTTTACAGGCGGATGAGCGGCTTTCCCTTGACCTGGACACTATGGTCCTCTGGACCTTGTACCGCTGCTATGGGTGGGGCCCCAAGCGTCTGCACAACTTCTATCTGGAGATGGCCGCAGAGCACCGGCGTATGCGGGAGTATTACCAGATGGATGACCTTTACCCTGAGCGCTACAAGCTCATGGAAAAGGGCATTGACATTGAGGCCTGGCAAAAAGAAATCACATAGGAGGAGCACACCCATGCAGAAAAATCCAACTAAAAACGCTGAGGGCTACCAGGACCCCACCGCATACCATGCCCTCAAGCCCATTATACATGATGAGGCCGCCCTGGAGGGCAAGGTCAATTTTCTCATCAAGGTCCTCAAGTTTATCATCACAGAGAGCGGCTTTGAGCTGCTGGCCCGCATTGAGCTGCGAGACAAAAAGACCGGGAGGTGTTTCAAATGACCCCGGACACCTTTGACATCGTGGGCCAGATCGGCCTCCCCGCCACGCTGGAGCAGCTTGCTGAGGAGTGCACGGAGCTGGCACAGGCAGCACTCAAAATGGCCCGGCTGCACCGTGGAGAGAACCCCACGCCCGTCACTGAGCAGGAGGCCCTTGACCACCTGCTGGAGGAGGCCGGAGATGTCCGCCTCTGCTTGAGCGTCCTGGAGGATGCCCTGGGCGGGCTTGACACCTCCCTGGCAGAGGCGGCAAAGCTCCGGCGCTGGCATGAGCGCCTGAAAGTTTCAACATAAAGAGGGTGGTATCCATGCAATTTGACCGTAAGATCACAATATCCGCTGGCAACAACCGGCGGGCAATGAACTGGACCGCCCAGACCATGCTCATCTCAGAGCTGTGGGCACGGCTCCAGACCCCGGCCAGAGGCACGGAGCCCCTGGCAGAATACTTGAACATGAAAAAGGCCCAGCAGGATGACCTCAAGGATGTGGGCGGCTTTATGGCCGGCACTCTGTCCGGCCCCCGGCGCAAGGCCAACAATGTGACCGGGCGTGACATCCTCACCCTGGACCTGGACAACATCCCCGCCGGTGGCACAGACGATGTGCTCCGCCGTGTGGAGGGCCTGGGCTGCGGCTACTGTATTTATAGCACCCGCAAGCACAGCCCGGCGGCCCCCCGGCTGCGGGTCCTCCTGCCCCTGGACCGCACCGTCTCAGCGGATGAATATGAGCCCCTGGCCCGCAAGATGGCGGAGCTCATAGGCCTGGAGCTCATGGACCCCACCACTTTTGAGGTGTCACGGCTCATGTACTGGCCATCCTGCTGCTCTGATAGCCAGTACATATACACCTGGCAGGACAAGCCCCTCATCTCCGCCAATGGCCTCCTTGCCAAGTATGCGGACTGGCGGGACTGCTCCCTGTGGCCCCAAGTGCCGGGCGCTCTGAGCCTCCCCAAGCTGGCAGTCAAACAGGGTGACCCGGAGAGCAAGACCGGCGTGGTGGGCGCTTTCTGCCGCACCTATGACATCTACCGTGCTATGGATGAGCTCATCCCCGGAATGTATGAGGCCGTGGAGAATATGCCCGGCAGATACACCTACCTGGGCGGCTCCACCACCGGCGGCGCTGTCATCTACGACAGCGGCAAATTCCTTTACAGCCACCACGCCACCGACCCGTGCAGTGGCCGCCTGGTCAATGCCTTTGATCTGGTCCGCCTCCACCGCTTTGGTGACACGGACGATGAGGCCCAGCCGGGCACGCCAACCAACCGGCTGCCCTCCTACAAGGCCATGTGTGAGTTGGCCGTGCAGGACCCCGATGTGGCCGCCCTGATGAGCCAGGAGCGATACCAGGAGGCCATCAAGGACTTTGAGGGCGTGCAGCAGGACAACCAGGAGGACCCGGCCAACTGGATGAGCAAGCTGGCCGTGAACACCCAGACCGGACTCCCCAAGGCCACCATTGATAATGTGTGGATAATTCTGGAGCATGACCCCCTGCTCAAAGGCAAGTTTGCCCTTAACCAGTTTGCTGGCCGTGGTGAGGTCCTGGGAGCCCTCCCCTGGGACAGCCGGACCCAGCGCCGCCTCTGGGATGACAACGACAACCAGGGCCTCTACTGGTACATGGAGCGATACCACCACATCACCGGCAACGGCAAAATAGATGGTGCCCTCTCCCTGCACTCCACCGCCCATGCTTTCAATGAGGTGCAGGACTACCTCCGGGGTCTCAAGTGGGACGGGGTGCCCCGGCTGGACACCCTCTTTGTGGACTACCTGGGAGCGGCAGACACCCCCTACACCAGGGCGGTCACCCGCAAAGCCTTTGCCGCCGCCGTGACCCGTGCAATGGTGCCCGGCAGCAAATATGACAATATGCTCATCCTGTCCGGGCCCCAGGGCATAGGCAAGAGCACCCTGCTGGATAAGATGAGCCGGGGCTGGTTTAATGACAGCATCCGCACCTTTGAGGGCAAGGAGGCCAGTGAGCTGCTGCAAGGGGTGTGGCTGGTGGAGATCAGTGAGCTTGACGCTTTCCGCCGCACCGATGTGGCCCGCATCAAGCAGTTTCTTTCCCTACGCACGGACCGCTTTAGAGCCGCCTATGGCCGCCATGTCAAGGAACTGCCCCGGTGCTGTGTATTCTTCGGGACCACGAACACCACGGACTATCTCCAGGACAAGACCGGCAACCGCCGCTTTTGGCCCGTTGACACCGGCGTGGAGCCCACTAAAAAAAGCGTATGGGCAGACTTGCCCGGAGAAGTTGACCAGCTCTGGGCTGAGGCCGTGGTCCGCTGGCAACTGGGTGAGCCCCTTTTCCTCAAGGGTGACCTGGAGGAGGCCGCCAAGGCCAAGCAGGAGGAGCACCGGGAAGTCAGCACCCGTGAGGGCATTGTCCTGGATTTTCTCAACAGGCAGGTGCCGGAGGACTGGCAGAGCTGGCCCCTGGACCGGCGCAAAATCTTTTGGGGCGGCGGTGTGCAGGGTGACATCAAGCTGGTGGACCGTGACCGGGTGTGTGCCCTGGAGGTGTGGTGTGAGGCTTTTGACGGCAGACAGAAAGATGTGCGATACTCCGACACCGCAGAGATCAACGGCATCATTGAGGCAAGCGGAGAGTGGGCAAAGACACCGAACTCTGCACGCTTTGGCTACTGTGGCAAGCAGCGGGGCTTTCTTAAATGCAGGGCCTGAGCCCCAAAAAGGCCCCGGAACATTGCCCGGAACAGTGGAACATTTGTGAAAATTGCTGATGTTCCAATGTTCCGGCAATGTTCCGGCAGATGTTCCGGGGAAAACCCTTGAAATCACTGGACTTTTTGACAAGTGGAACATTGGAACATTTATTTTTTATTAAATAGTAAAATAGAGAATTTAGAGAGAATAGAGGATATATAAACCCTCTAAATCCTCTATTTACAGGTTATACGGGGAAAATGTTCCCTTGTTGTCGGATGTTCCAGTCATATTTACCAAGCAGATAGGAGGCTATGAAAGCATGAAAGAAAGCTATATTGAGCGATACCTGACCCGCCAAGTGCAGGAGCACGGCGGCCTCTGTTTCAAGTGGGTATCACCTGGAAATATTGGGGTGCCTGACCGCATCATCCAGCTACCCACCGGCAAGACCATCTTTGTGGAGCTGAAAACGGATGTGGGGCGGCTGGCCAAGATACAGGCCTGGCAAAGGAGCGAATTGCAGAAACGGGGGGCGGATGTCCGTGTCCTGTATGGGATGGACGCTGTGAAAGACTTCATCCGGGAGGTTTTCGGGGATGCAGTACACACCTCATGAGTACCAGACCTATTGCATCCAGCGGGTGGTGGAGGACCCGGCCATAGGGCTGTTTCTCCGGCCCGGCCTGGGCAAGACGGTCATCACCCTCACGGCGGTCAATATTCTCAAGTATTACCGCTGGCAGGTGGCCAAGGTCCTGGTGGTGGCCCCCAAGAAAGTGGCGGAGGCCACCTGGAGCAAGGAGGCGGCCAAGTGGGAGCACCTGCAACACCTCCGCATCTCCACGGTGCTGGGCAGCGCCGCCAAGCGCATCAAGGCCCTCAACACCCCGGCGGATGTCTATATCATCAACCGGGAAAATGTGGAGTGGCTGGTGGACTACTACAAACAGGCGTGGCCCTTTGACATGGTGGTGCTGGATGAAAGCACCAGCTTTAAGAACTCCCAAAGCAAGCGCTTTAAGGCCATGAAACGCATCCGCCGGTTTGTCAAAAAGATGGTGCTGCTGACCGGCACGCCGTCCTCCAAGGGCCTCATTGACCTGTGGGCCCAGGTGTACCTCCTGGATGGTGGCGTGCGTCTGGGGCCTACCCTGAGCGCCTACCGGGAGCGATACTTCGACCCGGACCAGCGGAGCCGGACCCAGATTTTCAGTTACAAGGCCAAAGACGGAGCGGAGAGCGCCGTGCTGGCTGCCATCTCTGACATCTGCATTTCCATGAAAGCGGAGGACTACCTGCAACTGCCCCAGTGCATTGAGCATGAGATCCCCGTCATGCTGGATGCCAAAGCGGCCAGGGACTATAAGCAGTTTGAGCGTGACCTGCTGCTGGAGGTGGATGAGGATGTCATCACGGCGAACACCGCCGGTGTGCTGGTGGGCAAGCTGCTGCAATACTGCAACGGCGCTGTCTACGGCACCCAGGGCCAGGTGGTGCCGGTCCATGACTGCAAGCTGGATGCCTACATGGAGCTGCTGGAGCGTCTGGACGGTGAGCCTTGCCTGACATTCTACGGCTACCAGCATGACCGTGACCGCATCCTGGAGCGCCTGGAGAAGTACAACAAAGGCCGCACGGACAAGCTGCGGGTCCGGGTCTATAAGGGTGTGGAGGATGAGGATGCCTGGAACAGTGGCCAGGTGGATGTGCTGCTGGTACACCCGGCAAGCTGTGCCTATGGCCTCAACCTCCAGGCCGGTGGCCGTCATGTGATCTGGTACGGCCTCAACTGGTCCTTTGAGCTGAATGACCAGGGAAATTGCCGCTTGTGGCGGCAGGGGTCCCCCTACGATAAAGTTTTCATCCATTACCTGGTGGTGCAGGACTGTGAGGATGAGGATGTCATGACCACCATCCGGGACCGGGCAGACACCCATGAGGCGGTCATGTCCGCACTCAAGGCAAGAATTAAGAAAATCAAGGAGGAGAGCAAGTCATGACCAATGAGGAAAGATTGAAAACGGATACCGTCTTTGTGGATGCAGTCATCCGGGAGTGTGCCACGCTGACCATCCAGCATGAGACAGACCAGCAGCGTATTGAGGCCCTGGCGGCCCATATTGTGGAGCTTGAGCAGAGGCGGGGCGGAGATACCACCCAGGCCACAAAAGCCTGTGAGGAGGCCCAGGAGCGTGCCAGAGCGGCAGAGCAAAAGCTGGCAAGGGCTGTGGGTGACCTGCACTTTGTCATGTCTGGCGGGGACCCCTGCAAGGTGTGCACCGTCAAGTGCCTCATGGGTGAGGGCAACTGCAAACCTGTGTGGAGAGGTGAGGTGGCTGGCCAATGACCCTGAAAGAACTATCCCAGCTTTATTACCTCAACCGGGAAATTGAGATGGACCAGCGGCGGCTCCGGGAGCTGGAGGTCAAAGCGCTGCCGGGTGCCCAGGTCCTCACCGGGATGCCCCACGCACCGGGAGTGACTGACAAGGTGGGCCAGTATGCGGCGGAGATCGCTGATCTCAAGGGCCTCATTGAGGCAAAGCACCAGCAATGCCTCTATGAGCGGAGCCGTCTGGAGCGGTACATAAGCGGCATTGATGACAGCCTGACCCGGCAGATTTTCACCTATCGCTTTATCAGCGGACTGCCGTGGGAGCAGGTGGCCGCTTGTGTCGGCGGTGGGAACAACGGCGGGAGCGTGCGGATGCTTTGTTACAGATACTTGAAACAGCACTCGACTGAATAACTTGTTGCAAATGTTGCAACGACCTGTGATATACTTGTACCGTGGGTGTATGCCTCAGAGGATGAGCCAACACCTCCTTGGTTAAACAGCGGCAAGGTGACGGAAACTGAAACCTCCAGACCCTTGCCGCTGTTTCTTATTATGCTTTTACACGCCGTTCCATTCTGGGCGGCGTTACTTTTTGATGGGGTGGTGAGCCGTGGCAAAACTAACTGAAAAGCAAAAGCGCTTTGTGCAGGAGTACCTTGTGGACCTCAATGCCACACAGGCTGCCATCCGTGCCGGTTACAGCGAGAAAAGCGCCTCCCGGATAGCGGTGGAACTGCTCAATAAAACTCAAGTTTCGGCGGAACTCCAGAGACAGCAGGTGAAACTCCAAAACAAGCTGGAAATCACACAGGAGCGTGTCATTGAGGAGCTTGCTGCCATTGCTTTTGCCAACGGGACAGACTTTGTGACAGTCACTGAAACAGGGCTTTTGAATGTCAAGCCCACCCATAAGGTGCCAAAGGAAAAGCTGCCAGCCATTGCGGGCATCAAATACAACCAGATGGGCGTGGAGATCAAGCTGCACGACAAGGTGAGAGCCCTGGAGCTGCTGGGCAAGCACCTGGGCGTGTTTGACAGCAACAACGGCGGACCGGCAGCGGAGGAAAACAACATCTTTGATGTCATCGACCAGAGCACAAAGGAGGAGCTTGATACAAGTGAAATATCAGAAATTGAGCCCCCGGCAGAACCTGGCGATGACCTGGTGGAATAGGCCCGGCTTTGAGGGCTATGACGGCATCATCTGTGACGGCTCTATCCGCTCAGGCAAGACAGTGGCCATGACGGTGGGCTTTGTGATGTGGGCTATGCGGAGTTTTGAGGGCCAAAACTTTGCCATCTGTGGCAAGACCATTGAGAGCTTGCGGAGAAATGTGACCTCCAACCTGTCCAACTGGCTGGCTGGGGTGTTTTCGTTCAAAGAGCACCGCAGTGAAAATAAGATCGTGGTGACCGCCGCCGGGCGGACAAACACTTTTTACCTGTTCGGTGGCAAGGATGAGAGCAGCGCCGCCCTCATCCAGGGCATCACTCTGGCGGGCATCCTGCTGGATGAGGTGGCCTTGATGCCCCGGTCCTTTGTGGAGCAAGCGGTGGCCCGCTGCTCTGTGACTGGCTCAAAGCTGTGGTTTAACTGCAACCCGGAGGGGCCCAGTCACTGGTTTTACCTCAACTGGGTGTGTGAGGCCAAAAAGCTCAATATGCTCCGGCTGCACTTCACGATGGATGACAACCTCAGCCTCTCCCCAGAGGTCAAGGCCCGCTATGAGAGCCTATACTCCGGGGTGTTTTATGACCGCTTCATCCGTGGCCTGTGGGTGGTGGCTGAGGGCCTGATCTACACCATGTTCAACAAGGACTTTCATGTGGTGCCGTCCACTCCCCGGCCCTATGAAAAGTATTACCTGTCCTGTGACTACGGCACCATCAACCCCACCAGCATAGGGCTGTGGGGCCTGGCCGCTGGCAAGTGGTACAGGGTCCGGGAGTATTACTTCGACAGCCGCAAAGAGGGGCGGCAGCGCACCGATGAGGAGCACTACACAGAGCTGGAGGCCCTGGCCGGTGACCTGCACATTTCCGCTGTCATCGTGGACCCCTCAGCGGCCAGCTTTATTGAGGTCATCCGCAGACATGAGCGCTACCGGGTGGAAAAGGCCACCAATGCTGTCATTGATGGCATCCGTGATGTAGCCACCCGGCTGCAATGCGGGGACATCTTCTTTTGCGACTGCTGCACGGACTGCATCCGTGAGTTTGGGCTGTACAGGTGGGATGAAAAATCAACCACAGACCGGCCCATCAAGGAAAATGACCACAGCATGGACGATGTGCGCTATTTTGTCCACCGTGTCTATGCGCCGGACCTTTTGAGATTTAAGTGAGGTGAGAAACTATGGTAACGCTGAATTTGAGAGATGACTGCCTGGGCCGTGTTGCCACGGATTTTCGCCGGGGCATGACGGACAAGCGCTTTTTGGAGCTGGAGATCACGGCCTGGCTCAAGTCCAGGGAGAGACACAAGCAGCTTGAGGCTGAGGCCTACTATGACGGTGAGCACGCTGTCACGCATCGCAAGCGCATGGCTCTGGATGATGACGGCAAGCCCAAGGAGCTCAAGCACCTGCCCAATAACCGCCTGGTCAACAATCAGTATTCCAAGATGGTGGACCAAAAGACCAACTACTCCTTTGGCAAGCCGTTCTCTTTCGACACGGAAAATAAGCAGTACGCTGAGGCCCTGGGCACGGTGCTGGGCTCCCGTTTCAAGCGGGTCATGCACAATGTTGGTGAGAGTGCCTGGATAAGCGGCAAAAGCTGGCTCTATCCCTACTATGAGGGCAATGAGCTGGCCTTTAAGCGCTTTCCGGCGGATGAGGTGCTGCCATTCTGGGCAGACGCTGACCACACCCTCCTGGACTGTGCCGTCCATGTCTATGTGGTCCTGGAGTACGATGAGAGCGAACAGGCCAAGGATGTGGTCAAGGTGGAGGTCATGCACGGCGGC